TTCCAAATATGGAAAGAACATCTCGTACCAGAACTTCTCTTGATATGATGCAAAGGTGTCGCTGTCTCCGCGAATCCCTGCATGGGTATCTGTCACAAGAGCTAACTTCATACTATACGTCCTCCGGCTTCACGTTTGTTGCATACTGCAAAAGGTTGTTTGCACTCACGGACTTTTTCTTTTTTGTTGTGGTGCCCGCAGCCGCCGCTGCCAATTTGGCATCTTTTTTCTTTTGCAAAGATTCTTCAAACGTTCCAATAAATTCACTCATGTTGTCATATAACTTGGCAAAGCCTGTAGAAGAAACGCGAGAGTAGTCGCCAGATTTGTTGACCATAAGGTCATCCATGATCTGTGAGTTTTCCAATGATTTGTATTTGACATAGAGACTCTTCTTCTCCTTCTGTATCCTTCGCAGAAACGCATAGTAAATGATCTGTGTGAAATAGGCAAACGGGTTTCTTGATTTGTCCGGGTCAAAGTTGTGTATGTACTGAATGCAGTTCTCTATGCCATCCGAAATCATGTCCTCACGAAATCCATAATTGATGAAGTTAGACTTGTATGAAAGGTGAACTGCAATTTGCATGAACACCTCTCCAATCTTATCTGGAATTCTTGGCTTTGGTTTTCCGGCTGATTCTGCCTCCTTTGTGGCATCCTTGAATTCAATCATGTGCATCAAAAATTCTTTGTTGTCCACATAATGTTCTGTTGTTGGTTTTTCTTTGCTGGTGCCGCTCCTCATAGAATGTTTCCTTTCTTTGATACTGCTGCTGGTAATTTTACGTTATATGATTTCACCTTGAACTTCTCTGATTTGTAGATGTCAAACCTTTCTTGGTAATGCTTGAGGGCAAAGTTTCTTGTCTTTCGGCCACACGACAGGTCATCCACAATATCATACAAAACTGCCTGTTCGTTTTCATCTTCACCCACTCGCCGCAATGCTCGTCCAATGCTCTGTAATGTTCTGATGCGCGACTTGCCGGGATGAACAAAGACCACGTTGTTGAGTCGTTTGATGTTGATGCCTGTAGAGTAGACACCCACGGATGCAATGATAATTGCATTGTCTTCCTGCTCTACCTGCGAACGAACTGCCTCCCGGTCGTTGACATTCGTTCCTCCATGCACAAAAAAGACCTTTCGACCATCAACGTTTATCATGTTGTACAGAGGGACACCATGTTTCTCTATGTAGTTGAACAGGACGAGCGTGTTTCCTTCAAGGCTCAGAACCAAGTTCTTGATGAACTTGTTACGCGAATCACTGCCTACAAGATAATCAATTTCCTCTTGGTATTTTAGTTTGGATGATACCTTCTCTTCATGCCTTAGCACAATTGCCTTGACAATAAAATCCGAAAGCACCTTTTCGTCAATAAGTTTCTTGGTTCCAATGACCTTTCGGACTGGCCCGAGCAATCCCTCAATGACCAATTTGTTTGTCTGCATTCCATCCAAGGTTCCTGTCGTGCCGAAGCGATATTTGACATTGGGCGTCTTTGTCAGAATGCCCATAAGTGATTTGGCTTTTACTCCGTGACACTCATCGACCACCACCATTCCGAACTGCTCAAAATAATCTTTGCGGAGACGAAAGAGTGATTGCCATGTCGAAATCACAATAGGGCATTCAGTTTCCTTTGGTCGGCCCGACATGATTTGATGAATGTCAATATCCGAGGGCATACCGTAGTCGGCAAAGTCCTTTGACATCTGTGCAACCAACGATGTTGTCGGAACAATGATAAGAATCTTCTTGTTCTGTGCTTCCAGATAGAACCGGGTGAGCAAATAGATAATGAGACTCTTGCCAGATCCTGTAGGCGAGAGCAGGAGCATCCTTCGCTTTCGGACTGCTGCCACAAACGCATCCACTTGATAGTTTCTTGGTGTGAATTTAGACGGAAGCCCCAGAGTTTCAATGAATTCAACTGCTTCATGGACAGAAAAGTTCTCGTCTGCATCGGGGGCTTCATGCTCTACTGTATATTCACGTTCCTCTGCGAATGTATTAATATAAGACACCAACCCCGCATAGATGGTTCCGTCCTGTATGTTAAAAAGACGAATTTTTCCATCCCATGTGCCGTGCCTATAGGAAGGCATGAAACGAAACCCCGGAACCTCAAATGTGAAATGGTCTGACATTTCACGGAGGACAGAGCGTTCGTCGGAACGGACACGAAGATAGACTTCGTTCAGTTTCTGGACTTTAATTATATCCATGTTAGTGTGTGTGTATTGAAACTATCCGTTAATTCCGTTGGTGAATTGCTTCCACTTGATTGCATTGGTAATCTGAAAACTGCGATTGTTGACAGACCCTATAATAGAACTCAGCAGGCCCACTTTTTCTCGCTGGTCGCCAATCATGACCAAGTTTTGAATGATGTCCGGGTCGCCTTCTATGTACTTTGAAATATCTCCCTTGAGAATCTTGAGAGTCAGCGGCTTCCAGTTTCGTTCTTCAAGATCCTCTTCGCACATCTTCCCTGAGTAGTATTCAAACTTATCCTTCTCTAGCATCTTGTGTGAGAACATCATTCGACTGAGAATACGATTCTCGTCGTTCATGATCTTCATGTACTTGGAGTGTAATTGGGGAATCTTGAGGCTTTCAAGGTCAAGCTCCAAATCGTCAATCTTGGAATCCACATCCCACAGTTCATGAATCATTTCCAAAGTGAACACTTTATTTTCAACGGTTTCCATGTTTTAAATAACTCCTTTTCAATATAATTATATTTAACTTCTATATTACATTTCTATATTGCTTTTGAGCAGGTCAAATCACAATCGAGAATTCTCCTATTCACGGGCCATAATGTAAGCACGGCCGACCAAAAGTCAAGGCCCAAAGTCAAACTTTCTCATATTTATAGGTCAAATATCGGAAGGTGACAACTGCCTTGATTGTGCCCAAATCAGCAGAACCAGAGTCAAATAGGATTTCTGATATGCTTGTCGGAAATAGGTCTTTAAATATAATAAGATGATTTGGATTCATATTTGAATTCAATATGGTCAAGACGGCATCTGAGTATAAATGGTTTGCTGCCTTCTGGGCAGCGTATTGTCCATAATCGTCAGGGAAACCCAGGCCATTCATCCAATTGTAAATCTCCTTCCATGCCTGAAGGTCTTCGTCAATGATGAACTCTACATTGATGGGTTCGTAGATCAAATCATTTCCCGGCACCTGGGTCTGCATGAATGGTGTCGGCTGGACGACTTCTCCTAATTGGATTCCGGGGACATTGACGTTTGTAATGAACCAATTGACATTTGGAAGGTTGTCAATGGTGAACCGATAACCTACAGGGGAAAGTTGATTAATGTTGTCAGGTTGAGCGAATGACTTTGCCACTATGGAAACTCCTCCTTCTTCTCATCATATTTATAAGATGGCCGAAAAGAGAATCAGAGAGCATCCCATTGTATGAAGGGACACTCTCTGATTTCTGTGTGTTACTCTATATGTTGCTACTGTTATCAGATGCCAGCGAGATTGGTGATTGCCATGCCTCTGTAGTAGCGGTTGCTATTTTTAGCAATGGATTGGGTGACTCCCTTCATGGTATCATCCTGTGCAAACGGGTTGATTGCCATGCCGTATCGGGTCTTGAATCCGATCTTGGGTTGGAAGTTATCCTCGCCAATGGCACGAACCATCTGGAGGGGAACGTATGGGCAGTAGAACAGTCCGGCATCATATGGACTTGTTCCCTTGTAGCCGACAACTGCAAAGTCATCGCCTGCAACAGTATAAGGGTCAATGTAGACCTTCATGCCTGCGCCGATTGTTCCGGCAAAGGTGCTGCCTGTGTCGTCAACTGCAAGGGCTGCCTTTGGATCAAGGACGCCTGCCGTTGCGAGTGCCGAGGCAACATCGGAAGAGCAGAGAACGAAGTTCCCCTTGCCCCGACGAGTTTCCTTGGCAATGACATTGGCTTCTGTCTCCAACTTGTAGACGAGTGCCTTGAAGCGTTCTACGAGCCACCGACCATCGAGGTCGTTGGCTCCGGCTGCCGGGTCGCTGGCGCCGCCCGCTGACTTCGCACTCACAAGCGAATTTCCCTTGGCAGTAAAGTAAATTGTGCGAACAATTTCACGATTGATTTCTGCGTTGATCTCAGTCGTGAGGATGTTTGCCAATTCGGTTTCTGCATCAAGACCATGAATTGCCTTCAAGTCCTGTGCGAGTTCCACCGAATACTCTGCCTTGAGTGCGCGGGTCTTGGCTTCTACTGTTGACTTGTCAATGCTGAAGCTCATGGAAGGAATGGTGTCTTGTCCTGAGCTTCCCCATCCTTCTGCGTTGTCCGCGCCCAGGCTGTCTGCACCCGTGACTCCTGCGAGGGTTGGCAGCACCGTTGCTCCCGTTGCCGTCGTATCTTGGAAATAGGTATTTGCCATCGAGGAATTGCCCGCAGTAGGAATTGGACTTGCCCCTTGTGCCGAGAAGGCAGTATTGGCTTCATTGTAGAATGCATTTGCACCGAGAGTCACCGGGGCTGACTGCGGTCCAGTCTTGCCATACGTTGGGCGAAGAGCAAAAACCAGACCAGTTGGCCCGGACATTGGCTGAACACCCATGATGTCAAACGCAATGAGATTTGGCGCAGTCCGTCGAACAAGGCTAATCAATACAGGATCAAACTTGTCGGCATTGCCCGAAAGTGTCTCAGGTGCCGTGGACTCTCCAAGGAGACTTGCCGTACCGACATGCTGTGCCTCCTCACGCATTGCAGTTTCTTGCTGCTCAAGCATGTGGGCAGTCACAATCTTTCGGTAACTATCCTTAATCTGAGGAAGATCCTCATGATCGAGGACTGGCTGCCACTTGTTTACTAGCTGTTCATTCAACATGTGTTTACTCCTTAAAAAGTGTCGAATCTGTGTCTTTAATGTTCAACAGTATCCTAACAGTTATTTATAAATTATTGTTTCTCTACGACAGTTCTACCAAGTGTATTAACATATGCAGCCATCTGAGAGGATACGGGTGCCGCAGAAGCGGCATCTGCATTTTCTGTAATCTCAGACTCTTCGTCAATCACAGTCTTCTTCCCTGAAGAGGTCTTCTGGAAATAGTTTTCTCGGATGGTTTCCAATGAATTGCGATATTGGTCTGCATCTTCAAATCCGACTCCTTCCGACAATCCCTTCAGTTTCTCAACTTCAATATCAGTCAAGTCATCGGAAAGCTCGCCAAGGATCTCATCCTTCTGAAAGGATTTGATTTGACCTGCCATCCCAATATTTGTTTCGAGCGTTTCGTTGAGTTCTCTTTCCAACTGATCCACTCGGTCAGCAAGACTGTCTACGACATCAACCTTCTCTTCTGGAATGTCAATGTAGTGGTCTTCAAAGAGTTGCTTGAGTCCACCAATGAATTCCTCGGTGACTTCTGCCTTGATGCCACGGTCAATTGCGAGTTCATTTTCCTTGACCCATTCTTCTATGACATACGAAAGATAATTGTCTACCTTGTCTGTGAGTGTAGAAAGAATCTCTTCCTTTGACTCAGACAGCTTGGATGCAAATACCTTTTCCATTGTATCAAGTTCGGAATTAATCTTTGCAACCACGGCAGCTTCAAAAACTGTTTGAACCTGTGTCTTAAATTCTTCTGAGAGGTCATTTTCATGATCTCCAAAAATTGCATTAAGGTCTTCTGCAATGTCAAGGTCTTCGCTTGTGAAAACCTTTCGTTCCATTGAAACTTCTTCTTCCTCGAAAATGTCATCATCTTCGTCGGCCGACTCGCCAAGCAAGTCGTTCATGAGTTTGGCATATGCGCCAGCAAGTTTGTCAGCATCCGTGTCCTTCATTGTCTCAAAGACGGCCCGGATGATCTCCTGCTTGGTTTCGGGAAGGGCTTGTTCTTCTACATCTTCTTCATCTTCATCATCATCGGCAGCCTTCTTTGCAAAGGGATTCTTTCCCTTCTTCTTTTTACCATTCTTGCCATTGCCATTCTCTTCTTCATCGTCATCTTCTTGTTCAAAGACTTCAATTTCGGAAGGATCGTCACCCTCTCCCTTTGTCTCGGCACCAGCCTTGACCTTCTTTTTGGTCAGCTTCTTGCCCTTTGGCGTGGCAGCCTTGGTGACCTTGCCACTTTCAGGAGCAGACCCAGTTCCGCCGCTACCGGGCTTGTCTGGAGATTCGTCAGAAGCCTCGGCCATCTCATTTCTGATTTCTTCTGCAATTTCATTTGCGATCTGGTCGATTTCTTCATCAACCAAGGATTCTTCTACGACGTTTTGTGCGGTTGCCATTATGTCCATC